CAATTCCGTCACCGGGGCATTACTGGTCTCGGATGCAAGAATCGAACTTGCGCCTCATGCTCCCAAAGCACGAATGATACCATTTCACCAATCCGAGTTAAATTTCTAATTTACCTGGTAATCTTTTACCACCTGGTTTATTTGCAATTCCCCACCAATTAGTTATATAAACATTCATGTTTTTCAACCAATCGTTAGGATACCAAGTATGTCTTCTAAATTCTTGAAACCTTATATCTGTATTGCCAATAAAGTTACCAAGATATGAATTAGTATAATATAAAAAACTATTTTCGTTCCAATAACTAACATGTGTAGGATCTTGAAATGCCCCTCTTCCATCAGTACTTGGAACTTCTATAAATGCCCATCCTCCATGCGCTAAAACTCTATGAATTTCTTTCATGATTAAATTTTTATCATATAAATGTTCTATAATATGACTAGCATTTAGCACATAAACACTATTATCCTCAAGAGGTATTCCATTATTTAAATCATGAATAATATCTGCATTTTTCAAATCAATAGTTTTATATCCTGGTTTTCCGTTTATACCACCTCCAAGATCTACTTTTAGTAGACCCAAATCATCAGCTTCTTTTTCTGCTATTTTTTCCGCATATTGTAGGAATAAATTAACAGTTGTTTTTTGTATCTCCGGATTTCTTATTAATGATGTATTGTCTCCTGTCACTCTATAGATGTATAATACTTTTGGAATAAAATAAAATTTAGTTTTAAGAAAAGTTCTTAACATTAAATCATGGTCTTCACAAACAAAATATTCAGGATTATATCCACCTGCATCTAGGTATATATCTTTTCTCCAAGACCTTACATGATCAGGAGCATACCATATAAAACTTACTGCTTGACTTGAAGGTTCAAAACTATTCATAGATATTAAGTCTTTATTTTTATATCTATAATTTTTATATGTCCATCCATATGCTTTGTCATAGGGGACAAACTCATCATCCATATGTAGAATAGCATTGTTACTATAAACAAATCCGTATTCTTTATTTTGATATGCAATATTAAGTTCTTCTAAACAATCAGAAGTAAGAATATCATCGTGGTCTACTTCAACAAAAATATCATTTTCTGCCAACTTAAATGCTTCAGCTTTTAAAAATCCAATATGTTTATTTGACCCGTCATATCTAAAAATTTTAACTTTGTTATTATATAAAATTTGTGACGGAATGTGTGATTTTAATAATTCACCGTTTAATAATATAACCCATTCCCAATTTTTATATGTTTGGGACAATATACTTTCATATAATTCTAAAAGATAAGGTAAATTATTTTTACTATGAGTAGGTGTTATTATACTAAAGGAGTAGTTAATCATTGTCAAAGAAAAATAAATGTGTTAATCTAGCATCATTTTTAGATTGTCCAAAATATTGACATGCTGCATGAATACATTGGGCATCCATAATAATAAGTCTGTTGTAAATATTACCTATAATATCTACTACATCGAATTTAGTTTTATCAAAATACCCTCCAGAAAATGATCCCTCATGATAAGGATCACTAGAATTTCTTGACTTAGTTATTCTAGATTTTAATAACATAGTACCACATTCAACAGGAGCATTAGGAGTTAGATAAATCATTGCTGCCCACTTTTGAGTATCCACATGGTAAACTATAGGTTCTTCTGCGGTACAGATTTGAAATCTACCACACATGCTATGAGTTTCTTTCAATGGTTTTAATTTCATACCCATAATGTTTTCAAATGATTCTTGAATACCTGGGGAAATGTATTGTTCCTTAGAACGCAATCCTTTGTACCAATCTTTATCCTCACTATATTCTACATTCAAAGCAAAATCTCTAACCTTATCTGGATTAGAATAGTAATCATCTATGACCCAAAGTCTTTTATTCATCATTTAATTCAAAAATATTTTCGTTATTTAAGTTTAAAGCTTTTTGGTGCAATTCGTGCACATATGTTCCAGTGTCATGATAAAAATTTTCATCTATAAGAAATACACATTCTGGAAAGGGATTTACTCTTTCAGGTTGAATCAAAAATTTAGTCACATGAAGGGCCTTTTTATAGTCTTTAAGATTTAAAAATGTTTCAGCTATACTTATAATGTGATCATTTCTCTTAGGGCAAAAACTATCAGCTTCATGAAAATATTGTAAAGCAGAATTATAATCTTTTAAAAAAAGATAACAATGTCCAATCATAAACATAGCATAGTATGCCATTTCGTCTATACATTTAGCTTTTCTATCTTTAAAGAAATCATGAGTAAAATTAAGATATTCGTTACAATAAAATATACATCTCCATGCATAATGTTTGGCATGATTATCTTTTAAAGGTAAACCATGTGCTCTAAAACCATCAAAATAACTTTTCGCTATATACCAGAAGTGATACAAATTAGTTAACATTGTATTTTCTTTTAGTAATTTTTCTTCAAGTCTTAAAGCGTCACATATATACTTATAAGGGTTACTATAACTTTCTCCATCTTCAAATCCGCCTCTTTGTCTAAAAGATTTAGGCAAATCTATTCTAGTAAAATTCCCACCAATATTATCATCTAATAACTCTATAGTTTCATGTGCAGTATCATGATTAAATTTCCAATTTAATTTAGCATTATAAATCCATGCTCTATAATAGTATGTAGAGCCTAATACCGCAGTAACGTGAAAACTATGTATAGTTGTGTCATCAAAATTACTCCAATCAAAATCTTCATCAACTTCTAGGACCTCATCGCAGTCCATTTTTAAAATCCAATCACAGTTATGATTCGTTTTTAAACAAGTTTGAAGAAGATGATCTCTATTCCATCCAAAACTTATCCAACCTTCTTCACATTTATATACAAACCCTGGTATGTCTTTATCAGCAAAAAATTCTTTTACTATTTCAGGAGTCCCGTCAGTTGATCCATTATCTTGAATGACATAATAATCTATATATTTGTAACAAGACTCTAACATTCTACGAATAGTTTTTGCCTCGTTTTTAAACATAGTCATCATTACTATTTTTTTCTTTTTTGACATGATCTCTTCAAGGGATTTGTTCATCACCTAGATCTTTCTATTATAAATTTCTCTATTTCAGAATTACCTTTTTGAGATTCAGTTTGAGAATAAAGTGCTTTTTGCCTCAAGTCTATATTCTGATCAGCAGGTACAAGATAATACATAGCAATACTTTTTCGAAAAACATTGACTGGGCAATTTATAGGATCACCAAATCCATGCCAAGAATTTTTAGTAGTGTCAAAAATAATAGCTCTATTAAATTTATTTTTTATAACTGTAGCACACTCTAAAGGTTTATTAGTATATTGGTCATGTGTCCAAAATTCAAGATTCCCTCCCCAATCAGGATTCCAATCTTTAGTTAAATAAAGAATCAGATTTAATTTTCGTTGTAATTTAAGTTTAGGATGTATAGAATAGTCTAAATGTATATTTAATTTTCCACCTTTACCATGTATATGCCAGCCTGCACCATGTAATCCTATATCAGGAATAAGGTTAGTTATTCCAGTTAATTCCTTTAATAAGTTAACAAAATTAGGATCACATAGGTATTGAAACGTCTGATAGGTCACTGAAGGAAATAGATAAAAATTGGAAATGGTTTTTTTATGTTCTAAAGGATTATTATATACATACCAATTTGAATCATTATAATCTAAAAAATCATTAGATAGTTTTTCAGCAACTTCTGTGTCTAAAAAATTATCTATAATCCAATGATCAAAAGGGATAGTATTAAAAAATATGTTCTGACTCATTCTTTATATATTGGTGCCGCCTCACGGTATCGAACCGCGTTCTATAGTTCTTCAGACTAGCGTGAGGACATCCCTCACCAAAGCGGCTATTTCATTAATCGTTTAACAAATTTAAGTAATAATTGATGATGTCTGTACTCATGCCAGTAAGGTTTTAAATAATTTTTCTTATACCAGTAAATATCACTCTCTGGATGAGGACCAATGATACCTATATTATTTTGTATAATTGCTGCTGGATCACCATTACTATAGGTAGCAATCGTTTCAAAGTTATTAGAATCACCTAATAAACTACATCCATCGTAAAAGAACATTGCCTCATTATGACCTTCCCAATTAACATTTACAACTGTACTATAACTTCTATTTGTCTCAGCATTGGGTCTCTTAATATATTGAACAGGATTTACATTCTCAAGTATGTTGAAATAATGAGGGCCTGCCCAATAAGCACCCATACAAATACCAAGATATCGTTTCCCCTTAGCAATTTGATTTTGTATTACATCTTGCTTATCAGCTAATAATTTGTAATATCTATCGCTATCACCTATACCACCAGGAAACGCTATCATTTTATACTTACTTAGTATAGCATCAGTCAATTCGTCTCTATTAATTACGTCGACATCGTAAGCCAAGCCCAATGCTCTAAGAATGCCATGAGCACACTCTACACTGCACTCTGGATGATTGTGAAATAAGGCTATACGTTGTTTTTTCATTTTACCATATTGAAACACACTTAC